GGGGTGGTAATTATTTCCCATTAAAACCAACGCAATGCTTTTATATTTGGGATAAAAAACAACCGCACGACTTTAGCCTTGCAATGTGTGAAATGGCTTGGACATCGTTTTCAAAACCTGCTAAAATATGGAGTTTGAGCGTACTAAAAGAAAAGAACAAAATACACCCAACTCAAAAACCTGTTGAAATTTACGATTGGATTTTGAAAAACAATGTTGAAAGTGGAATGAAAATAATAGATACACATTTAGGCAGCGGAAGTATTGCAATCGCAGTTGAAAAAGCAAACCGATTAGATAAAATGAACCTGCAATTTGTCGGTATTGAAATCGACAAAGAATATTTTCTTGCTTCAGTAGAAAGATTTAATAACTACAAACGACAATTAACAATATTTTAATGCAAACAAAAACATGACGTAAAACATATAAAAACATGCAATCATATAGCGTATATTTTAACCGATATGCGCTATTGTTTTGTACATTTGCTTAAATCAAATTAATAACTAAAAAAAATAAAATTATGACAAACGAAATTGTAAAACTTGAAGCTCCTGAATTACAGGGATTAGAAAAAAGCAAAGCAGAACAAATCAAAGCCACATTTGAACCAATGGCTAAAATGTTATCAGAGTTTGAAGATGCCTATAATGTCGTCGTTTCGGAAGCTGAAAAGGAAATTACATTCGATGTAACTGCAAAAGCTAAGAGATTGAGAATTGATATAGGTAAAGTTAGAATTGAAACTGAAAAAGCCAGAAAAGAACAAAAAGAGGAATATTTACGTGCAGGAAAAGCAATCGATGGAGTTAGTAATATTCTTAAATGGGCGGTTACAGACAAAGAAAACAAGCTAAAAGAAATTGAAAATTATTTTGAAATTCAGGAACAAAAAAGGCTTGAAGCACTGCAATTAGAACGTGCTGAAAAACTTGCTCCTTATGTTGAAGATGCTCACGAAAGAGATTTAGCAAAGTTTGCCGATGATGAATTTGAAGCTTTACTTGCTATGAAAAAGAAAGAGCATGAAGATAAGATTGCAGCCGAAAAGAAAGCCGAAGAAGAACGTATTGCAAAAGAAAAAGCAGAAGCCGAAGAAAGAAAACGCATTGCAGCCGAAAACGAAAAACTGAAAAAAGAAGCAGAAGAACGTGAGCGATTAGCAAAGATTGAAGCTGAAAAAAGAGAAAAGGCAGAACAAGAGCGTAAAGCTAAAGAAGAAGCCGAACGCAAAATAAGAGAGGAAAAAGAAAGAAAAGAACGTGCCGAATATGAAGCTAAAATAAAAGCTGAACGGGAAGCAAAAGAAAAAGCGTTAAAATTAGAACGTGAAAAGGCAGAAGCTGAGCGTAAAGCCATTGAAGAAAAAGCAAGAAAAGAACGTGAAGAGGTTGAAAGAATTGCAGCGATTGAGCGCAAAAAACAAGCAGAAATACAAGCAAAAAAAGATGCTGAATTAAAAGCAATTCAAGAGGCTAAAGAAAAACTTGAGCGTGAAAAACAAGCAGAAATAGACAGATTGAAAGCTATTGAATTGCAAAAACAAAAAGATGCTGAAAAACTTGCAAAAAGTTCAGACAAAAACAAGCTAAATGTTTGGGTTGACTCTTTTGTTATATCTCAAGAATGTAATGTTGTTTCAGATAAATCAATCGAAACAAAAAATGAAATTATTGAAAAGTTTAATTCTTTCAAAAATTGGGCAAAAAAACAAGTTGAAAATATTTAAAATAAAATATGGAAATTAGAACTTTAAGAGCGGACGAAATAGAATGCCGCGTGCAACAAGTAAAAAAAACAGGATGTGTATTACTAATATACAAAGATGCGCGTGTAGATATGCGAATCCTTGATGAGGTGTACGGTGCTGAAAATTGGCAAAGAACACACGAGGTTATAAACGGAAATCTATTTTGCAATGTAGAAATATGGTGCAGCGAGAAAAAACAATGGGTAAAAAAACAGGACGTAGGTACTGAAAGTAATACAGAAAAACAAAAAGGCGAAGCATCAGACAGCTTTAAGCGTGCGTGTTTTAATGTTGGAATCGGTCGTGAGCTTTATTCTGCACCTTTTACATGGATTAATCTTGCAGAAAATGAAATAACTGTTTATAAAGATAAAAACGGAAAAGATGCTTATAGATTAAATTTCGGCATATCATTTTCGGTAAAAGAAATCGAGTACGACGAAAACAGAAACATATCAAAATTGACTATTATAGACAATAAAAAAGTAGAGCGGTTTAAGTTCAATAAAAATGCTTTGCAGGATATGAAAAAAGCGAAAGCAGGACTAATACCAAACAATAGTAACGACAAAGAAATTGAACTCGCAAAAAAAGCACTTGAAGCTTGTCAGTCTCTTGCTAATTTAGAAAAAATATATTTAGGATTAGAGCCACATTTGAAAATCGCTCTTAAACAGTTCACTAAAAATTTAAAAACTAAACTTGAAACTAAACAAAATGGAGTTTAAAATAAGATGCAGCGCAATCGGTCAAATAATGACCAATGCGCGAACTAAAGGACAGCTAAGTAAAACAACACAATCTTATTGCGAATCGTGGCTAAAAGAAAAGATTTACGGTAAGAGAAAAGAATTTACAAGTAAATATACCGACAAAGGTATTTTAGAAGAGGATGCAAACATAGAATTTGCAAACAAAATGCTTGGAATTACTTCGATAAAAAATGAAGAGTATTTTGAGAATGATTTTCTAACAGGAACGCCCGATATTATTCTTGAAAATGAAATTATCGACATTAAAAGCTCGTGGGATTGCTTTACTTTTCCTATCTTTGATACAGAAATCAATAAAGATTATTTTTATCAATTACAAGGGTACATGGAGCTGACAGGGAAGCGAAAAGCAAGACTCGTGTATGTGCTTGGGGATACGCCCGTTTCTATCCTACACAGCGAGGCAAACAAACTCAAATACTCTCTTGGATATGATTTTGAAGAAGCATTAGAAATAGTAAAAAAGAAACACGATTACAGCCACGTTTTAGACGATTTAAGGATAAAAGTTTTTGAGGTGGTATATGATGCCGAAATTATAGAAAAAATCAAACAGAGGGTAAAAGAATGCGAAATTTACACTAATAACTTAATAACATTATGAAAACAATAAAAGCACCAAAAGGTTACAAGTTCGGAAATACCGAACAACTAGAGGGGTTATTGGTCGCTCAAATAGTTCCTGACATACCCTCAAACAAGTGGGTAAGGTTCGGCGCAAATCTTGACCGTATCGGATTCTACAAAGAAAACTATCAATTTCATTTTATATTCATTGCTGGCGGCGTTGGTAGAGGTGGAGAATTAAAACCAAACGAGCCGATTAAATGCCTTACTCTCAAAGAGCAAGAACAAGCAGAACAATGTTTGAGAGATATGGGATATATCAAGCGAGGGAATGTGTTAAAAAAAAGATACAGAGCAGAACGAGGACAAAAATACTATACAATTATGTTCAATCGTAACGAGGTTGTGGAACAAATTGAAACGAGAAACGATTACGATACTAATTTATTTAAATCAGGAAATTACTTTGAAACACGAGAAATTGCAGAACATTATTTCAACTATTTTAAAAATCAAATATTATAAATTATGGAAGTAAAAGGAATCACACAGAAAGTGTACCCGAGAGAATCGGGAGTATCTAAAACAGGCAAAGAATGGAGTAAACAAGGAATAGTAATTACCGTTCCTGACAAATACCCATACTCATTATACATTACGAATTTTAACGACAGGGCTGGATTTTCAAAAGTAAAAGAAGGCGATACCGTTACTATTTCTGCGAATGTATCAAGTCGAGAATTTAACGGAAAATGGTACACGGAAGTAATGGCATGGAAATGCGATGTAGAACAATCCGCACCGCAAAGCCCAGTAATTGACAATGAGCCAGAGGGGGACGATTTGCCTTTTTAGTAATTGATTAAATATCAAATAGTTATAACAAATAAAAAACAAAAATAAAATGGGGAAATTTAGAAAAAAACCAGTAGTAATTGAAGCATGGGAATGGGATGAGACCAAAACCACGTTTGAAAAAATAGGGTGTAAATGTATGAGTTGTAGCGGACACTCTAAACGCCCTGATGAAATGACAAGCCTAAGGATAGAGACACCTGAGGGAACAATGAGTGTGAATAAAGGCGATTATATTATTAAGGGTGTAAAAGGTGAATTTTATCCATGCAAACCCGATATATTTAAAGCAACATACGAAGCCGTCTTATAATTGGTGGTAACGGACGAATGTTTGTGCAGTTGGGGATTCCCGACACTAAAGCCCAATAGTAGTAATAACTTTAAATTAAACACAAATGATTGATAGAAATACAGAAACACCAATGACGCAAAACCCTTGTTATGTGCAGCCCTTTTCGGAAGTTTTCAATGAGGACTGCATACAGGTTATGAAGCGTTATCCTGACAAATTCTTTGACCTTGCAGTAGTTGACCCTCCTTATGGCATTGGAGCAAACAAAATGCAACTTGGCAATGGTAAACGAAAGATTTACAGAGGAGAAAATGACTGGGATAACTCAATACCTGCTGCTGAATATTGGCAGGAACTATTCCGAGTATCTAAAAACCAAATTGTGTGGGGGGGCAATTATATGACCGAACACCTAAAGCCAACTTCGTCTTGGTTATTTTGGGACAAAGGAACTGGTGATAATGATTTTGCTGATGGAGAATTAGCGTGGACTTCATTTGGTGGTGCATTGCGAAAAATAACAAAGAGTTGGGTGGGAGCAAACGCAAAAGACGGACTTGAACGAATACACCCCACGCAAAAGCCGATTTATTTATATGATTGGATTTTTGACAGATACTGCAAAGAAGGGGATTGGGTTTTAGATACTCATTTGGGGAGTGCCAGCAGTAGGATTTCAGCGAATAAAGCCAAGTTGCGTTTTGTTGGTTGTGAAATTGACACTAAATACTTTAAAGATGGAGAAACAAGGTTCAAAGAATTTGTCTCACAGTTGCGGCTCTTTTAGGTTGCACATAACGTTGAGTGTTTGTGCAGTTGGGGATTAGAAACCACTGCACTATCGAAATAGTATTAACTTAATAAATTGAGATATAGATGAAATTGCATAAACATAGTGTTATAGGAAGTTTTCTTTCTGACACCATTTATATTATTCACCCTTTCAATAATCACATACGATTTAAGAAAGTTTGGCCAAATATTCCAAATAGCCGACCAATCGTTGAATTTTTGAAAGGCAATGATAAAGACCCCGATGGAGATTTTATATTAGCTTTTACAGCTGATTGCGAAATTAGGAACGACAATCTATTAGTTAAACGTTCCAATTTCGGACAAATATGGGAAACTTCAATTCCGCTATCGAGTATTGAGGCGGATTTAAATTTCCTATAACGTTTTGTGGCTATATGCAGTACGAATTATTAACACAAAAACTCAATAAAATGGACAAAGAAAAAATATTATTAGATGCACTCAATACATTTGGAAATTTCACAAGTGTTGAGCAGGAATTTAACCAGAATCAGCTTGAAGTTATTTACGAAGCAATGAACTATGTAGCCAATGTTGTGGGGCAAGGCGAACAGTTTTGTGATTGCGGTAAACCGATTGATAGCAGATATGCTCCATGTTGTAGCTTGGAATGTTGGGATAAGAAATTTCTCTAAGCAAAATTGCCCACAACTAACTTATATGTATAACAAAATAGTCCAAACAAAAACTTAAACAATTAATTATGATAACAACGGCATTAATATTCGGAGCGATGTTTGCGATAGTAGCATTCCTCTCTCGAATTCTCGCAAAATGGGCAATTCGTAAATTAGAAGAAAAAAAATTATTGTAAATTTGCTTTTTATAAATTAATTATTGTATATTAGCAAAAATTTAAGTTATTAAGGTTATTGATTAATGCGGTGTTGTTTCATAGTCGGCACCGTATTTTTCACAAAAAAATTTTACAACATGAAAAAAAAGATAATTAGAAAGGATTTAATGAGTAAATCAGAATACTCAAAACAATACGGAATAAGTCGTCCGACAGTAGATAAAAAAATCGAAAACGGCGAACTTGTAGTTGAGGTAATTTCTGGAGTTGAATATGTTAAAATAGCGTAATAGCACATTTTTTTGTGCAATAAATTTTTACAAATTGTTAAAAATATGAAAGAAACATTTTATTTCTCACATGATTACAATGCGAGGTCTGACGAAAAAATAAAAAGACTATTAGTAAAACATGGATTTCTTGGGTATGGTGTGTATTGGGCTATTATAGAAGACTTATATCAGAATGCGAACGCAATGCGAACGGATTACGAATGTATTGCGTATGAATTGCGAGTGAATGAAGACTGCATAAAAAGTATAATAAATGACTTTGATTTATTTGAAATAGAAGGTAATGTTTTTGGTAGTTTAAGCGTTCAAAGACGATTGGACGAAAGAGACAAAAAAAGCAAAAAGGCAAGAGAATCAGCACTTTACCGTTGGAATAAAAACAAAGAAAATGCGAACGCAATGCGAACGCAATGCGATCGCAATGCTATAAAGGAAAGTAAAGTAAAGGAAAGTAAAAGAAAAGAAAGTATAAAAAAAGACACTTTCACGCCCCCTCAAATTTCAGAAGTTATAGAATATTTTACCGAAAAAGGATATTCAAAACAAGCCGCAGAAAAAATGTTTGAATATTACAGCGTGGCAGATTGGAAAGATAGCAGAGGTAATAAGATTCGTAATTGGAAGCAGAAAGCGAATGCGGTTTGGTTTAAGGATGAGAATAAAACAAAATCAAACGCAATAGACTATTCGGACAAAACAAAATGGGCGAAACAATCAAACGGATATTACGTTTCTGTAGATACATTCGACCCTATCACGAAACAAGCGTATTTAGAAAGGATTGCAAAATGAAAATAATACACTTAGAAACGAGAGAATCGTATTACATAGATTTTCAAAGAGGGCGTGGCGAGGAGAGAATGACTTGCCCTGTATGTTCTCCTACACGAAAAAAGAAGTCGGTAAAATGTTTCTCATGGAATCATGATAAAGAAATGGGATTTTGCTCTCATTGTCAAGCTAAATTTGTAGCATATTCAGAGCAAGTAGATAACTATGTGAAACCTGAATGGAAAAACAATACCGATTTATCTGAAAAAGTAGTAAAATGGTTTGAGGGTAGGGGTATAAGCCAATTTACTTTGAGAGAAATGAAAGTAAGCGAGGGCATGGAATGGATGCCGCAAGTCTCAAAAGAAGTAAATACGATTCAGTTCAACTACTTTCGAGACGGCGAACTTGTAAACGTGAAATATAGAGATGCACGTAAAAATTTCAAATTACATTCGGGTAGTGAATTAATCGTGTACAACTATGATAATGTTAAAGATTCAAAACAAATCGTAATTGTAGAGGGTGAAATGGATTGTTTGTCTCTCTATGAATGCGGAATACACAATGCAATTTCAGTTCCAAATGGAGCTGGCAAAGGCGTGATAAACTTGCAGTACATTGATAACTGTATCGAGTTGTTCGGTGATGATGTAGAGATAATTATTGCAACCGACAATGATAGTCCGGGCATTAATCTACGTAACGAATTGGCATCAAGACTTGGAATTGAGAGGTGCAAAAAAGTTGATTTCGGCAAATGCAAGGATGCAAACGAATTTTTAGTGACTTATGGTGCAATTACTCTAAACGAACTGATTACACACGCAAAACCGTTTCCTATTGAGGGTGCTTTTACCGTTCGTGATTTTAATGGAGAACTTGATGCACTTTACGAACATGGTTTGACTGCTGGGCTTCAGATAGGATTTCGAGAGTTTGATACATTAATTAGTTTTGAAACACAAAGGCTTTATACGATTACTGGCATTCCAGGGCATGGTAAAAGTGAGTTTGTCGATGAAATAGTAGTAAGATTAAACACAACGCATGGATATAAGGCTGCCTATTTTAGTCCTGAAAACGTGCCGCTTCAACTTCATGCAAGTAAGATTATAGAAAAAATTAGCGGCAAAAGATTTAATAAATTCGCCTTGAAACGTTCGGAGTTGGAAATGGTTAAGGATTATTATTCAGATAATTTTTATCACATTTTGCCTGAAAACGATTTCACTATTGATACTATTTTGAGCAGAGCAAGGGGATTGATTAAACAGAAAGGAATCAAAATTCTAATTATTGACCCGTACAACACGATTGAACACAAGCGACAAAATGGAATGACTGAACATGAGTATATTTCAATGTTTTTGGACGTGTTGCGAAACTTCGCAAAACGGAATAATATTATAATATTTCTTGTTGCGCACCCCACGAAAATGAAAAAGGAACAAGGTATATTTGAAATTCCTGATATGTATTCGATTTCGGGCAGTTCTAACTTTTACAACAAAACAGACTTTGGAATGACCGTATATCTGAATAGTGGCGGCATTACTGAAATTCACGTAAATAAAGTAAAATTCAAACATTTAGGGAAAAAGGGAATAGCATACTTTCAATGGGAATATTCAAATGGTAGGTACTATGAGAGAATTGACGGTATGCCGTACGTTACTGACAATAAAAATCTAATTGAGAAACAAGAAACAATACAAGATTATGAGCCAAACAAAGAATTTGACACAGGATTCGACACGCAAGTTGAAACCGATATACCATTTTAAAGCAGATAAGGTCGTGTATCGTGGCGGTATTTTAATGCAATTACTCTACAAACCGAATAGACTAAATGCAAAAATATTAAGCGACATTCAATACTTCAAATATACGACAGGAAGTAATTTTGAAGTAATCGAAATAATGAAAAAAGGAAACGTAAAATATAAATAGAATGAAAGCAAAAGTGTTTAATCTTGAACAATTAAAAGATACGTTTAATAAAATTGCAAAAGCCGATTTATCCAAAGGATTTGTTATTGAATGGAAACGATTCCAGAAAGTTAGAACAAACGATCAAAACGCATTATATTGGATGTGGCTAACTTGTTTGGAGCAAGAAACAGGACAGGAAAAAGACAGCTTACACGATTACTTTAGAGAAAAATATCTACAAGTTACATACGAAAAAGTATTCGATTCCGAAAGAAAAATATTACAATCCACCACGAAATTAGATACCGTTGCAATGAGAAACTATTTAGATAAAATACAAGTATTTGCGGCTACGGAATTAGCGGTTACACTTCCCGACCCCGAAGACAGATATTTTGAGGAATTTTTATCACAATACGAAAGATTTAGATAAAAACTATTGATTTATAAATATTAATTTTGTATATTTGAAAAACTAAAATATAAAACTATATGTCTTGTATTGAAATAAATAATGGAATACTATGTATGGAAAATATTGATTTTGCCTGTCCAAAATGCAAAAAAGTATATTCAGATGATAAAGATAAATACCTAAATCGTTGCAATAAAAATCAAAATGGATGTGCAAAAATCAAATGTGATTGCGGACAATCATTTTATATGACTTACAATTATAAAGGTGATGCAGTATCGTTTATGCCTTAATTGGCTATAACGTTTTGTAGCTAACAATGGTTGTTTGCGAATTATTTAAAAATAACTTAAAACGTGTAAAATGACAAAAGAAGATATAAATGATAACAAAAGAGCAAATAATTGACATAGCAAGAGATGAACTTACACCGATAGGATGGCATGAAGAACACGCTAAATACATTGACGGACTTGATGCCTTTGCAGAAAGGCTATTAAAATTATGCGACTGTAAAGATTTTAAAATAAAAGGAAATATGAGCGAAAAAGCAGAACACAGACAAGTATGTGATTATATAAGGACTCAATACCCGAATGCAATATTTAATACAGATGCGAGCGGTGTTAAATTGACAACAGGTCAAGCGGTGCAAATGAAAAAATTAAGGTCTGGTAGAGGGTTTCCTGATATTGTTGTCTATGAGCCGCGTAATGGATATTATGGGCTTTTTATCGAGATGAAAAAAACGGGCGAGATTTTGTTTAAAAAGAATGGCGAGCCTAAAACAGAACACATTAAAGAACAAATTGAAATGTGCGAAATGTTAATGAGCAGGAGGTATTATGCTATGATATGCTTGGGATTCGAGCATGCAAAAAAAATAATTGATTGGTATATGAAATAATAACTATATTTGTAAAACTAAAAGATAATATTATGGTGCATGAATTAAAGATAAAGGGAGAATATCTACTTGCCATTCAAGAAGGTCGGAAAACTTTTGAAATAAGAAAATTAGATAGAGATTTTAAAGAAAATGATTATTTATATTTAAGAGAATTTCATGACGGAAAATATACTGGAAATGAATGTGTAAAAAAAATATCTTACATTTATGTAGGTAATGATGAATATGGACTAAAAAAAGGATTTGGAATATTAGGAATAATCTAAAAAAAATAATACTATGAAATATCACAACACTTTAAAACAAGCTGAAACGTCAGCGAAAGAAACTGGATTCAAATACTCAAAAACAGATTACCTCTGCAGCTGCGGTCAAATACGAGATGCTTACATTATTTTAGATTCAGAAGGAAAATGTACGGACGCTCATGTGGTTTGTCGAAAATGTAACCCTGTTAAACTTGGAGGGAAGAGAAAAAACTGCGGAAGACCCAAAGTTGATGACAAAAAAGAGCAAACGCCGATTTACATTAAACGCTCTCGAATGGAGTTGCTTGGGCGTAAATTAGTGCGTAAAATTTCGAGTGATGCGGTAGAAGCTGAGTATCAGAAACGGATTAATGGGTAACGGTCGATTGTATGTAAAGTGTGACGTAGTGGAATTTTACATACAAGATGTTATGCACAGGTTTTTATAATAAATTAACTATACTTAAAATATAATATGAATAATCATAGATTTCCATATAAATGGACTTTAAAAGATGCCAACTTCACAAAGGATAAAGGCAAAGTATTTAGTTGTTTTGCTTGTGGTGGTGGTTCAACTATGGGTTATAAATTAGCTGGATTTGATGTGATAGGATGCAATGAGATTGACCCTAAAATGATTGAAGCATACAAGGTAAACCATAATCCAAAATATGCCTATTTAGAGCCAATACAGACCTTTAAATTAAGAACTGATTTACCTGATGAATTATACCAATTAGATATTTTGGATGGTTCGCCGCCTTGCAGTAGCTTTTCAATGGCTGGCAATAGAGAAAAAGACTGGGGAAAAAATAAAGTTTTTAGGGAAGGACAAGCAATGCAAGTTTTAGATACTTTGTTTTTTGACTTTATTGATTTAGCAAAAAAGCTACAACCAAAAGTAGTGATTGCTGAAAACGTAAAAGGTTTGCTTTTAGGAAAAGCAAAAGCCTATGTAAGGCAAATATACCGCGAGTTTGATTTAGCTGGGTATTATTGCCAACATTGGTTATTAGATGCTTCAAAAATGGGAGTGCCACAACGTAGGGAACGAGTGTTTTTTATTGCTTTACGTAAAGATTTGGCAAACCAATTTTTAGAACAAGTTGATATGTTTACCGTGTTGCCAAAATTAAAACTTGAATTTAATGAGCCACAAATAAACTTTGGAGAATTTTATGAAGCTGGAGTTGATGATAGACCCGCTTCACAAGGCAAAATGTATGAGTATTGGCAAAATAGAAAACAAGGTGACGAAAGTTTTTGTGATACAATAAAAAGAGTTGAAGGTGCTGAAAGATGCTTTACCAATAAATACCTTTACTCTGATATTGTTCCAATGACATACACAAGCAATTCAGATGTGATTTACTTGTTTGATGAATACAGAAAGCCAAACAAAAAAGAAAGTTGCTGTATTGGCTCATACCCACAAGATTATAAATTTACTGGTGTGCAATACAATTATTTAATTGGAATGAGCGTTCCGCCTGTAATGACAGCAAACATAGCGACTGAAATTTATTCGCAATGGCTCTCAAAGTTGGAACGGTCTTAAACTTGTGCATAACTACTGTATATGTATAACAAAATAGCCCATTTAACTATTAATTAACTAAAAATGAAAAAATTAGGCAAACAAAGAAAAATACAATTTTGAAAATCAACTAAAATATACTATATTTGTAAAATGGATATTATACGAAATATGAAAAAATTAATCATTCTAATCGGAATTGCTGCAATGTTTTCTTGCACGAAAGTAAAATGTTATTCTTGTAATTATGAAGACCCTCGATACAAAAACAAAAAAGAGGTAATTTGTGATATGAACAAACGTGAATTAAAAGCATATCAAGAGACAAAAACAATTACAGATGTGCGAGGTAATGAAATTGAATATAAATGTGTAAAAAATGAGTAGTATGGGATTGTTTGATGAAATAGATTGTGTTAGTTATTCTAAAATCAAAGCACGAGCAGAAAAAAGAGAAATAAAACAAAATTTGAAATTTGAATTAAGAAACTCAAATTTAGAAACAATAATAAAAAGTTGCGGTGGACTTCCGAATAACAATGAGATTTTAGAGTTTGTTTCTGACGGCACAAGTGACACGGGTTCATTCCTTGAGCTGATAATAAAAGAGTTTGGAGTAATTGATGAAATGTATTTAAGCACGTGGACTATTTCTCGATTAAATGTTATTAGGCTATTAGATAAAATTGATAATAAAAAAATAAAACATTTTGAATTTTTAATAAATAATGGTCTTTTAAAAACAAACTCAACAAAGAGTATATGGGGAATGATATGCGATGAGTTTAATAAGAGAAATATAAAATATAAAGCAATAAATTCACATGCAAAAATTTTTACCTGCAGATGTGCAGACAAATATATTACGGTTTCAGGTTCTGGTAATTGGAGCGAAAATCCTCGAACTGAAAACTATTTTGTTATAGGGGGGAAGGATTCTTTTTGTTTCAATAAAAAATGGATGCAGGAATATAATATTTAAAATTATGAGCAAAGAAAATCGAAGCACTAAAATTGAGAAAGAGCAAAGGGTTATGCTCGTTGCAAAAGCTATGTTAGACGGTTTTACTAATAGGAAAATTTTAATTCAATATGTTACAGAGCAATATAAGTGGGACGTGACTGAAAGAACAATAGATGAGTATATAAAAAATGCAAGGGATTTACTTCGCTCGACAAACGAAAATGACATTGAGCTTGAAAAAACAATTGCATTAAATAGACTTGATGCGCTCTATTATATGAATTATAAAATTCACGACTTTAGAGAATGCAGAAATGTTATTGAGAGTAGGGCAAAAATATTAGGAATAAATGCGCCAGAAAAAAGTGAAAACAAAACAGAGCATTCAGTAGCTGCACCAATCACAGTACAAATTGACGGTAAAAATATCGAATTGAAATAGAAAACACTAAAAAAGATTACAATATGACATTTGACCCCAACCCGTTATTTTATTGGATGCTAAAAAAATATGCGGAATGGGACAGTAATGATAAGTTAGTGATATGTAATGAAGGCGGAAGTCGTTCAGGTAAGACGTGGGACACATTTCATTTATTAGTTTATATTTGTTGGCACACCGAAACACCTTTGTCTATATACGTACTACGTAATACGCTAACTGAATGTAGAGACAAGACGTTTGATGACTTCTTGAAGTTTGCTCGGATAGTTGGAATATACGATAGTAACGCATACGTAACAAGCCCGAAGCCAAATTACAAAATAGGCAATCACATAATCAAGTTCAGAGGATTGGACGATGAAAAAGATACAGAGGGTTTCCCGTCTGATATTACTTTCTTGAATGAAGCGTTAGAGCTTTCCACAGAATCAAAGATAACGGGTATATTCATGCGATGTACTAAACTATTCATTGCAGATTGGAACCCGAAATTCACAGCACATTGGATATTCAAGTGGGAGAAGCGAGACAATGTATTTTTCACAAGAACAACGTACCTCAACAACAAACACTGCCCCGAAGCAGTTGTAAAAGAACTTAAAGGATACGAGCCAACAAAACAAAACATAGAGCAAGGCACAGCGAACGAGTACAGATACAAGGTGTACACTCTAGGGCAACGTGGAAGCATGGACGGTCTTGTGTTTCCCGATGTTATTTGGGTTGATTCGCTCGATTACGAAACAGACAAAATCATGTACGGTCTTGACTTCGGAAACACAACAGGTACATTTGCCTTTGCGGAAGTGTACACGAACGGAAATAACTTGTATGCAGACTGCCCAATTTATAGCAAGTTCGCAACGAAAGAAGATATAGTTACCGACAAAAATTCGGGGCTGCTTAATTTCTATGAGGTTTTTAAATCTTACTTGAAAGAGAGAGAACTCGAAAAAACAGAAATGTTTATCATATGCGATTCGGCAAATCCCGACTTTATAACAAATCTAAATATATGGGCTAATAGAGATGGGTATAATTGTAAATTCCTACCTGTTAAAAAATACCCTGGATGTGTTACGGCACGAATAGATAAAATAAATCGGTACAAAATGCACCTCGTTAAACGAGACTGGGTTGTAGAAGAACAAGAGAACTACTCATACCTTGAAATAAACGGCATAAAAACCAATCAGCCGAAGAAAGGAAACGATCATTTCTTTGACGCTCTAGGGTATGCTTTTCAATATTACTAACAAATTATTACTTTTATTTGCTTTTTACTTACAGATTGTTATATATTTGTGAAAATTATTGATTAATGAGCGTTCTAAATAGGATAACAAGATTTTTTGGCAAAGACGCAACAATGGAAGTTTACGACTCGCAAACTTTCGGCAATATCGATAACGCATTAAAATTGACAGACGAAAATTGTTTCGATTTGGCAATTACGGTACCTGAATTGTTTTTCCCTGTAGATTTTTTTGCGGACAGAATATCAAAACTCGATTACTCAATAGTTGACAACAACGGCAAGGTATTAGATAATTATACAAAAAGATTAAAGAATCTAAACCCTTTGTATTCGTTCAAAGATTTAGTGTACAAGTATGTTTTTTCGCTATATAGCTATGGGAATGCAATCACATACATTCACACTTCTGATTCGTTTGCAAGAAACACGTTTGATTCTATAACTAGACTCGATGTATTGACACCTTCTTTAACTGAAATAAAAGAATTTAACACGATTAATGAGCTTTTTATTTCTGATTTAAACGAAGCGATACAAGAAGTAAGGTATTACAACAACGCACAAAGATATAAGGTTATAAAAAAAGAAAATGTAAACGTGTGCGGCGTTGGGTATAAAAAGCAAGTAGATTCTCTTATATTAGACAAATCAATGTTATTTATAGCGGAAAAAGCTATAAATATATTACTTTCTGTTTATTCCGCACGGTTAAACATTTACAAGAATAACGGAATGGCTGGTATTCTTACAAAAAAAACAGTTCCAGCAAGTTCAGATATTGCAAGTATAGGAATCAACGGTAACAATCGAGAAGATATAGTGAAAGATATAAACTCGAAATATGGAATAGTCGGACGGAAAAACTTATGGGGAATTTCTGGCGTGCCTGTAGAATTTATAAATACACTCGCTTCTATTCGTGAATTAATGCCACTTGAAGAAACTCTCGAATTGTCGATAAAAATAGCGAGCATATTCCAAATACCGCCACAACTAGTGCCAAGAAAAGATAATAGCACATTTGATAATCAAGCGAGTGCAGAGCGTGGAGTATGGTCTAATGCTTTGATTCCAGCACTTCAAACGGTAGAGGATAATTTAACGAGAATTCTTAAATTACCAATTGGAACAAAATTAAAAGGTGATTTGAGCAATGTAGAAGCGTTGCAAGAAAATGAATCAGAAAAGGAAGATTTTGTAACAAAAAAACTGGCAAATCTCGAAAAACTGAAAGCATTAAGTCCAGAATCAAAAGAAATTGAAATCGAAATACAGAAAATTATAAAAGATTATGGAACAAAATAAAGAAGAACGTAGAATATTGCGCGCTATATTAGAGCCTTCGAATAGCGAAGAGTATGATTTTACAGCAGTAGCTACACCAACAAACAACGGTCAAGTAAGATACTCGCACATGAATGATGAGTATTTCGTTCAAGTATTGCGAACATCCGAGCAGTCAGTAAAAGTTGATAGATTAAAAAGTGGATTACCCGTTTTCGACAATCACGAGTGGGAGAAATCAGCAAGCAAGACACTTGGTATATCTGTAGGTTACGATTTTACCGAAAGAGGTTTAGAGATAAAAGTAAAACTAGGAGCAAGAGCGGATGAAGCTCTTCGTAAAGATATTAAAGATGGGATTATCAAAACCATGTCTATTGAAGGGGATGTTTTGTCTTACGAAATTAAACGAGAGCAAGGTAAATTGCCGATTTATGAAGCGGAATTATGGGAGCCAACTTCTGTAAGTTTTGCTCCAGTTCCTCAAGATATTGATGCACAAATTGAAGTGAAGAGAGGAATCGAAAAACAATTACAAGTAAATCAAACAAGTAAATCACAAATAAGTAAATTAATTAGCAAATTTAAAAAGTAGAAAAATGAAAAAAACAGAATTTTTAGAAATTTGCCGTACGAAAATAGGAAAGGATTTGACTCAAGAGGAGACTTCATTCCTAGAAACAATCGGCGAAGGTATCGAACGAGCAATGTCTTGCGATGCCGAAGTGAGAAAAACCGAAATCGAAAGAGCAATGACCGAAGTTGTTGGGAAATTCGAAGACGGTAAAAGTGTTGCTGACGTTTTACGTGGGCTTTCGCTTAAGATTGAATCTATTGAAGAGAAAAGCAAAAGCTCTTTAACAGCAAATGACAAGTATTGTTTGCGAAAAAAACTTGAAGAGAAAAAAGAAGAAATTCAACGCGCAATGAAAGGCGATACAAATTTCTCTATTGAGTTTCACGCAAAACGTGATGCGGCATTAATGACGTCAGCTAATTTCATGACAGGAGCAGGTCAGGTTTCCGAAAATTGGATTGACGATACAGAAGTTGCAGTAATTCAGTATCCTAAAAACTTTATTCTTGATGCGATTTCTTCTCGTCAAGTTTCAAAAGTTCCTGCAGCTATTGTTCAAAGCGAGCAAACATCTTTAGAAGGTGATGCCACTGTAGTTCCTGAAGGTACAGTTAAACCTTTAATGCAATATGTATGGGAGAAAAAAACATATACTCGCGATAAATATGCTGGGCGTATCGAATATTCAGAAGAGTTGGAAATGGATTACGAACAATTATTGCTTAAGGTAATTGAAATGTTTGAAGAGCAAGTTCTTCGCGTATGGAATGATGCTATTTTAACTAAAGTTATTAATTATGCAGCACCTTACGTTTCGACAGGTCTCGAAGGAACAATGACAAAACCTGATAATTTTGCAGTAATTGGCGCGATGATTCTTCATGTCTCAAATGCTGATTACGATGCTGATATTATCGCAATGAATCCAGCCGATGTTTGGGCAATGAGACTTGAACAAAATGCAAACGGAGATTACAAAATCAATCCACTTGCTGGAAATGGTTTTGAAGGATTGCAGCCGTTTATTTCAACAAAAGTGCCAGTTGGTAATATTTTGATTGGAACGAAACGAACAATCAAAGAACAGCATGGCGCATTCATTATTCGAAAAGGTGTTTATGGAGACCAATTAATCGAAAATGAATCAACTATTATCGGGGAAATTTTCTCTATTTTCCAAGCTCCTACAGTTTCTAAATTGTCATGGTGCTACGGAAATATTGCAACAATTAAAGACGCTTTAACAGCGGAGTAATTAACAATTAAAAATTTAAGTCATGAAAAATATAAAATTAGACGACAAAATTTGGATTAAAAGCGCAAGCGGAAAATATGGCGCAACGCAAGTACACAGAATTCTTGGCGAAAAACTGATTGCACAAAAAAAAGCAGTCGCATGTGATGAGCCTAAAAAACAAGCAAAAAAATGAAAAAGTTAGTATTTCTAATGTTCACTCTTATTGCAGCAATAGGAGTGAATGCTCAAACATTCTCGTTAGTTAATAACAAATCGGTTATTGATTATACGTTTACCGACACTCTCGGGACTTCGGACACTCTTACGTATGAATTTACAGTAAAAGGAACGCCACTTGCTTATGCGAGTATTGGTATTCAATGCGATACTGTAGATGCTGACACCAGTTCTTATGTTGCTATTATTTACAAAACTAAAAACTTTATAGATTATACGGCAATAGACACTATTACTAGAGCGACAAACGGACACGCGTGGGATGAGTATGATAGTTTTCTAATCTTAGACAGGGGCTACCGTATAAGAATAATCTCAACGGCAGCGTCAAGTCAAGGAGCATTAATAAACATCATAGGAGTTATTCGTAGATATAATTAAAAACAATGGGCGGTGTAGTGCCGCCCTTATTTTGTAAAACATGAGCATTGTAACAACATCAGATTTTGTTTATCCTTATTTTCTTGATACGTCTGGGGATAATACTTTACTTCAATCTATTATAGATTATGTAGAAAACGAGTATGTGCCTTTAGTTTCAATAGAAGATTTATCGGAAAAAAAATCAATGATTCTTGGGTTTGTGTATGCTTTTTATTGTTCTGAACAATTAAGAATGAATACGAGTATCGGAAATGTGAGTATAAATACTGATAATGCAACGAAAGATGGACATATAAGTAATGCGTTTGCAATTTACAATGCGTCGGTTATTCTGTTTAACGAATATGTTATTGATAAAGCAAACAAGTTGAGAATGTATAATGAATTTGGATTATGATAGATGCAATTAAATATTCAGTTGAGCAAATGAATCCAAAGCCTAGATTTATTGTCGGGTCATGGCTTGAAGCTACGAAACTGAATGGCATTTTATCGCATGACAAAACAATGGACGGCAAGAAATATCCTTTAGTGTTTCTCGATTCAAATTTTGAAACTGACAAATCAGAAACGGCTACAGTAGATTTGTATTTTGTCGCTCGGAGCAAAGAGAGTTACACAACACAGCAGAGAGAATCACTTGTTTATGCAGCTATTCTCACACCTTTGTTTCGTGATTTTCTTTATCAAGCGTTTAAATCGGCAAAGTTTATATTTGAAAACGTAGAGAATGCAAGAGATTATTATGCAGAATATACAACCGATAAAATGTACTACGCCCCCAATGTATTAAATGACATTGTTGATGTTTTACACGTAAATTTACAATTAAAATTAAAATAAGAAAATGGCACAAGAAATTAATCAATTTTCAGAAAAGACGAAAGAATACGGAAACACAGGTTTTCGGGATTTAATCGCAAATAAACGAGGAGCTATATGCGGCGCGGTTGCGTGTGTACGTGGTTTCTCACAGTTCGAAACTATCGAAGACGCTTATGATTTAGCGAAATGGAATGCGAAGTTTCGAGACATCAAAACAAAACGCGCTTTCATGTTACCGTTATTTGACGGTATCGAAGATATGAGCGAGGAAGATGTATATGATGAAGGACTGCAAGGCTCGAAATTCTCGGCATGGGGAAATGCAAAGTTTAAAGCGACTATTGATGTGAACGCATATCAAGAATGGCAATTACGTGGTTTCTCTGAAAGAGAAATGGACGTATATCTGCTCGATGTTGCGCAAAACATTCTCGGATTTTCTCCAGACAATACAAAAATAGAAGGCTTTAGCATGATGATTCATGTAGGAAAAACCCCTATTGTTGCGAAAGGAGAGAAAGTGAAATTGCCAGTATTTTTTACTGTAAAATCTTCGCAAGAGTGGATATACCCTGTAGTGATAGAGCCAACAGTACAAACAACTGCATGGAATCCTTTAACGGACTTTGACGGCGTTTATGATGTGGACTTGACTCAAGTATCGGCATCAGCTACGACAATTGTACTTGATGTAACGAAAAAATCTATCGACCCGGCACTTGGATACGCTGCGGTAAGTGGATTAGTTCTTGCGGACTTCGTTCATTCGGGAGCGGTAATGACGGCAGCAGAAGAGAGTGATACAATTCCAGGACGTTATACTCTTACAGGAACATTCGCAAACGATGGCACTATTAATTTAGTTGCTTGTGCGAGTATATCTATAACTACTCCGTTTATTGAATCAACAGGTGCAATGACAATTAGCGGTATAGAATTAGAATAATGTTTACACCGAACAAGGAGGGAGCTTTATTAATGGGTCGCGATAATTTTGTCGCGGCTCATATAAAGTTCAAAGATTTTAGAAATCTTACCCCAAAAGATGCAGCGAAAAAACTTAATAAGATATACGATGAACTTGAGGGAACTAAACGAAAAGATACAGAAGTTAGACCTTCAACAAGCGGTCCAAGATTGGATAAGCGAAAACGAAAACCTACTACTAGAGCTATTTAAAGAGCAATTATATAGGGGTGAAGTTGGTAATACTTTTTATACGTATAGTTCGCCTTCGTATCAGAAAGAGAAACTACGAATGAATCCAACCGCGAGAGGTAAGGTCGATTTGTATTATACTGGGAAATTTTACGAAGGGTTTTATTTCGATGCAGACAATGAAGGCATATCGTTCTACTCGAAAGACAGTAAGACGAAAGATTTAGAAACAAAATATCAGAATCTATTTAAAGTGAATGCAAATACAAAAGCGAAATTGGTTGTAAGATTTAAAAATGAGTTAGTAGGGTACTTATGATATACAGGAGTTTAGATGATTTACCGATATATAATTACTTCAAATGTTCAGAAGGGCATTTGCAGTATTTGTATGAAGAATATCATAAGAATAAAAAAATAACTATCGAGCTATTTGATATTTGGGATAAACTTCAAGAGGATTTTTCAATAGCGACGAATGACGACAGCGCGGCAATTATGAGACTCAAATACGCTTCTGTACTCGTTATGGTGCGACAAGTATTAAACCTTAAGAATTGTCACGAGATGTTAAGTATGAGGTCGGATAAAGACGTGGTAGAACTACTTAAACTCATGAATTTTAACTTTGATTTAAACAGAAAAGAATCAGAACTAAAGAGACTTAAAGGTCATATTCTTAATTTAGAAGCAAGGATAAAAGAAAAACAACCGAAAGAGGAATCTACTAACTTATTTGAAATCGCAGCAAACATAAAAAAAGTATTAGGTTTTAATTTCGATGTAAAAATGACATCATGTTCAGAATTTATATCATACATTAATTTATTGAAAAATGGCAAAGGACAAACTACTATATGATGATATAATTGACAAGAGTGTTAAAGAAGGGATTGATGCGCTTAAGAAGTCTATGAATGAATTGTACGAGTCGTTCAAAAAATTAACTGAACAATCCGTAAAAAATTCGACTTCGACAAAAGACGCTGCGAGTTCAACAAAAAAACTATCGGACGAACAAAGACGTATAAACGATGAGGAAAAGAGAGCCGAAAAAATTGCGAGAGATTTAAAAAACACAAGAGAGAAATTAAATAAAAGCTACATAGCAGCGCAAGAGCAAGTAAGAAAAAGACGAGCCGCCATATTAGAAGAAATTAGAGCGGAAAATCAAGCACATGATTCTCTCGCAAAAAAAGAAGCACTATTGCGTAAATTAACACAGCAATATAGGAACGCTTCGAGTGTTGTCGCTCGGCAAATGGCTCCCGAAATTAAGAAACTAAAAACAGAAATAAACAATCTAAACGGCGCAATAGGAAACAATACGGGTCGCGTAGGTTCATATTTTAAAAGCTTTGTGCAAGGTGCTGCGTCTATGGCAACGATGTACGTGTCTTTTCAAGGATTTACACGCTTGATTAGTTCTACGTTCGGTATAATGACTTCGTTTGAAAAAACAATGTCGGGTGTTGCTGCAATATCGAGGGCAACGGGAACGGAATTACAGAAGTTGGAAGAAGACGCAAAAAGATTAGGAGCAACAACGAGTAAGACGGCGACAGAGGTTGCACAATTGCAAGTAGAGTATGCAAAGCTCGGATTCACTACTCAAGAAATCTTAAACGCAACAGAGGCTACTGTATTATTATCACAAGCAACAGGAGAAGATTTAGCAAGGTCAGCGGAGATTGCTGGTGCTACAATTAGAGGTTTCGGAATGGATGCTTCGGAATCAAGCAGGGTAGTGGACGTTATGGCTGCATCATTTACAAGTTCAGCCTTAAATCTTGAAAGGTTCGCAGAAGCAATGAAATATGTTGCGCCAGTTGCGAAGGCTTCGGGTATTACATTAGAGCAAACGGCGGCGATGATGTCAAAACTTGCAGATGCGGGTATTCATGGTTCAATGGCGGGTACAGCGTTACGACAAATAATGCTCGAAATGGCAAAAGCTGGCAAAACAGGAATGCAAGGATTTAACGAAATGGCAAAAGCTGGATTATCTTTAGCAGATGCAAATGATGAGGTAGGGCAAAGAGCAGCAACAGCATTACTTATATTATCAAAAAATGAGAAAGCGGTAAATAATTTAACAGAATCTTACAACAACGCGGAAGGTGCTGCAAAAGAAATGGCAGATACGCAAATGGATAATCTTTCGGGGTCTATTACCATACTTTCGTCAGCATGGGAGGGGCTTGTGTTGAAAATAACATCAGGAAACGGTGCGTTGAAGCGATTTGTAGACACTATATCTTCATTCGTTCAATGGTTGTCAGGAGCAAACTACGAAATGAAAGAGTATAATTTTAATCAAAACGTATTAGAACAAGCTACTCGAAAATATAATGATGTTATTGCAAAAGAGACAAACGAGATAGATTTATTATTTCGAATGCTTAAACAGACAAACCCAGAATCAAAAAAAAGAATAGATTTAGTTTCTGAAATTCAAAAAAAATATCCTGATTACATTTCAAATATAGATTTGGAAAAAGCTGGTGTTGAAGGATTAGCTTTAGCTCAAAAGGAGTATAATGACCAGATTGAGCGAAAAATGATAATAGCAGCAAAAGAAGAAGCGACAAATGAGTTATTAAAAGAAGCTAATAGATATATAAAACAACGATACGAAGCAGAAATTCAGTTAATAAAAATTGAAGCAAGACGGCAGCAGATTTACGGCGATGGGATGAAAATAATAACAGAAGCGGAATCAAAAGAGCTTGAGTTTATGAAATTAAATGAGACTGTGTTAAATTCCATTATTCTTGGTTCTGCATCAGCGATTAATGATTATAAAAATCAGATGGTTAAAATAGAAGAATACTATTCTGATTTTATTAAAACAAGCAGTAATGCGAATTCAACAGTATCGTCAGGTTCAAAAAAATTAACAAAAGATGAGGTTAATGAATTAATTAAACGACTTGAACAACAAAGGGATTTCCGAACTTCTGAATTAAAATTATGGGGTGCTGGTCAATCGGCAATTTTTGCATCAGAGCAAAGATTCAATGAAGAGATTTTAGAGCTTCGCAAAAAATACGGACTTCTAAATGAAATTGAATATAAAACACAAGCGAATAAAAATGCACTTGCGAGAAAAGAACAGCAAAAGAAAGAACTTGAAGAAACACAAGCGATGTTTAACGAGATGAATTTAAGTTTGCAAGAAAATGAATCGACAAATGAGGATTTCTCATTTTTTGAAAGTCCCGTTACGTTCAAAGAGAGATTTGAAGAATATAAAGACGTTTATCGTGAAGCTGGGCAATCTATTGTAGACATAACTCGTGAACATTACGAGGAAATGCGAGAAATAGCCGACATGGAAAAGCAACTCGCAGATGACAAAGTGAACAATGCACGTGATTATTTCAATCAACAACAGAATTTAGCGGCGCAAGGTTTCCAAAATAACATGGCACAAGCCGAAAAAGAGCTGTTGCTTGCAAAACAAACACAGGCGAAAGCAGAACGAGAACAAAGAAAAGCACTACGAAACCAACAGATATTACAATCAATCGAGCAAGGCGCGAACTTATTAACAGCTTCGACTTCGATTTACAACACAGCAAAAGGAAATCCACTTTTATATGTGCCTTTACTCGCAACGATGTGGGGGTCTTTCTTTGTTCAAAAAGCAAAATCAATTAAAGCGACGAGATACGGCAAAGGTGGTATAATTGATATTGGAGGGGGGTCGCACGAATCAGGGAATGACACAAGTCTTGGCGTTCATGGAGGTATAGAGAGAATTGTAGAAGGCGGCGAAAAAGTATTTGTGGTAAATAAAACAAGCTCGAAAAAGTATAGAAATATATTACCAAATTTGGTCGATTCGATAAACAAAGGAAATTTGTCCGTAAAAGCAGACAGCAGAGGCAATATTGTGAACATATCTACGGAACGAATGGAGCGAGGGCTTGATAAAATTGCAAAGAACACAAGCACTATTACTTACACGAAAAACGGAAAAACTATAATAAAACAAGGACTAAACACAATTGAATATGTATAATTTCGCTCTATCTTCTTCTAAAATAACAGGTTTTGCAACCGTAACACCTTATTATGAGACTCTCGAAATAGAATACTCAATAGATAAAGGCGCAAATAAGACGGTTAAGCTAAACGGCGATTTGATATTTAAAGGTGTTGATGTGGATGTTATTAACTTACACGACATTACGGACACTATCACAGTTGCAATAGGGCGAATGGTTGGAAACTCAAACACTTTAATATACAAAGGCGAGTTCACTTTAAGAGACTGCGATGTTGACGTAGATAACAACGAAATAAAACTGACAATCACTACTGTAGATTATTACACGCAATTTCTCGATGTGTACGAAAAAGAGGTAAACTTAACAGATTTGCCAATTAAAAAAATACCGTTCAAATACGATATCCCCGAAGTGATGCAAGTGTATGTGGTTGGAGACGATTATTTGACGAACATATATGCGAATGGTCTTACATTTGAGCAACCATGTGGGAAAATTGAAATTGATACTAGTCCTAATGATTTATGGGATATAATGACATTTATAAATAGTGAAGATGTCCGTATTAATAAATTCACTAGATGTCAAACTGTTTTCTATAGCAATGAGATAGGTGGGCAATGGAATGGACTTTATGATGCTGATTTTAATTTCAATGACAGCCCGTTTGTGTATTATTTCAAATCTATAGACAATAGATACAGAATAGATAGGGTAGCGACAGGAAAAAATATATGGCGATGGGATTTGTATGAGTATGAGGGTTCGGGATACACTAATTTACTATATTCTTCTAATTCTTTAAAAGGAGACTTGCTGTCAATATCTTTATACACATTTACTCATGTGGTTACAGGCGCAACATTGCGATTTCCAGCGGAACGTATAATATTAACAAGAATACTTACGAATAATTCAACAGGCGCAACAACTCATGATTCAGACGACATTCTGCATTATAATAATTTGTATAATTATCAAAAAGTTTTTTCTGGTAACCTTAATACAACATTAACTATTAAGTTAGAGAACTTCACACAAACAACACCAAATCAATTCCCAGCGAACGATATAGGCAAGTATTTCAGGGGAACAAGGAACGGATATACAGCGTTCGGCTCTCGCGTTTGGTCTGAATATTACTTATTATTCAGCAATTCAGATTTAGGAAACAAAGATAATAAAGGAACTAAAGAAATAGAAATACAAGGGTATAGATTTCAAGATGCTTTTCAAGTCTTATTAAATCACTTCGGATTACCTTTGACGTTCGTTTCTGAAATGATTACAAGGGGTCGGTTTCTTTCGGGGATATGGGCATTCACTCATTTATCAAATTTGCAGACGAGAGTGTCGAAAGGAAATAATTTAGCGACAAACAATGTGATTTCACTTGCTCGACTGATTGAGTATTTCGAAAAGCAGTTCAATGCCTCTTGGGATATTTACAATAAGAAATTAAGAGTTGAACACAAATACTTTTACCAAAACGGGTTAAGCTATAGTGTAACGCCGAATGTTATTGATTTAACATTAATGAATAATAGGAGACTTGATTTGAACGTAGTGAGTAACGCGAATGCATATAAATATGATTATAAAGATTACGAGACGCGCATTCTGGAGCAACAAAATGCATTGGACGTGTTCAAACAAAGCACTATTCAATTAAACTTCACGACAAAAAAAGAGGAACGAATTACAATAGACACTTTCACAACTGACTTCTATTATCTTATTTCGAGCAACCTACGTGCTGACGGTTTTTTTTCGGCATTGCTTGATTCGAGTAATAAGATAGTGAATTATACATTTACTGCAAACTCAAAAACTTACACTAATTTAATAAACGGATATTTTAATATTTCAGTTTTAGCGAGATTATTCTACCGTTATAATGAATATGGTAGTGTTGTGGTCGTTGACGGCGTAAATCGTAATGTAATAGGAGGATTTTACGCAAAAGAGCAAGAAGTAGAATATCTCGATACAGATTACACACCTTCAAGTATTAAGGAACATTTCTTGAGAAAAACAGAACTCGGAAATGGATTTGTGAAAAAAATTGTTGTAAATTTACTCGATAATATAATTAAAATAGAATTATTGCATGCTGTTGACTAGTACAAATATTAACCCGTTACCATTTTACACGTCTTTAGATGAAAAATGGCAGCATAGAAGATATGCGGATAAACATGACATATTTTGTCCTACGGATAGAATTATACCGTTTCAATTAATTATAGGCGAATATACTCTATATGCTTACAGAGTGTGGCTATACGATGCAATTACAAACACAGAAGTAAAGCGGTTAGTATTAAACACCGATTACACGCAGAATGGAAAAAGATATACAGGTTATGAGGTTGTCACTATTTCAGATGTTGCAAGTGCTGGCTTAATGGAAGCGGGTAAATATTACTATTTAAAATTCGCAGTTGAATTGCCCGGCGCTACATTGAGAGATGTTTGGTATTCGGACGACTTCCAAGCGAACTCACGAACTGGTGAAATGTGTAGACTTGATTATTATAACGAACGAGACATGGCAATAGGAGACTATACGATATTTGGCGGAAGCTCGACGAAAAGATTTGTATTCCGATACTATATCCCTCACGAACTAGGCAAACCCGAATACCCATTTTACACGAGAATTTCGGAACGGAACAATATTGAATATCCTTTAACGATGCGTTCTCAGAAGAAATTCAGAGTTCCGATTACAGCAACGGAAATGCAGATTGACGCATTGCGTTTGGCGGTAGTCAGCGATAAGGTTGCTTTGACTTGTAACGGAAAAACTTATAAAATTTGGATGATTGAATGGACGGAAGTAGAATGGCGAGGAGACGGCATAGGAGTGTTTGACTGTTTATTTACAACAAACGAAATTTTAAATAATAGTTTCCAAGCGGCACCAACTCGTGGAGACTTTAATGATGATTTTAACGATGATTTTAGCATATAAATTATGGCATACGAAAGTTTAAAAGCGGCATTGGACGCGAAAATATACACAAACGGAAATGAAGAGGTAACAGCTTCAATGGTAAACAGCGTTATTTCTGACTGTATCTCTCAATTAGGCAATTTCGAATGCGGAGGAGAAATAACACCTACAACGCTATTTGACTTTAACGCGGAATTAAAATGGTGGTTTATTGCAGTTGAATCAGGTACTTATACGAATTTTGACGGGATAATAATTGACGATGAGGTCGCAATAATCTTATATGAAGACGCAGTATTTACAAAAATAGAATTAATAAACAAACAAATTACGAATGTTGCAAATGATACTACGGAAATAGGAAAATCGTTACTAACAAATGATCTTGTTTTCGATATAGAAAAATCAGTCATATATCAACTATTAGAAGACACAGCAACAACCGACACTTTATCGGATTTAACAAAACAAGTAGTTGCAGACGGGTTAAAACTTGACGGAATAGAAGAAGGTGCACAGAAAAATGTAAATGCTGATTGGGATTCCGTATCAGGCGATTCCCAAATATTAAACAAGCCTACAGACGTAACGGACTTAAGCAGGCACGCAAGTTCAGAGCTTTCAGACGGTTCAGATTTAGTGAAAGGTCCAGCATCTTCAACAGATAACGCAATAGCAAGATTTGACGGCACGACAGGTAAATTGGTACAGGATAGCCCTGCAACTATTGACGATGACGGAAATATAGCGGGATTAAAAGACACATCAACAGAAACAGTTACAATAGATTCCGCTGTACAAATGAGTTATGACCCAGTTACCGAAACATTAGAATTTAATTTTATCTAAAATGGCACTATTATTACATTATACAGGACAGGATTATGTAAGCAGAGGGTTGCTCAATACACAGTTAACTCCAGGCTCTACATCTGCTATTGTAGGAGGTTGTAAGACAGGTAAGGGGTTTGAGTTTGATGGGACGGCGGATAGTGCGTTATATGTGAATAATATAGGTATATCAATGCCTACTCAATTTACAGTAAGTTGTTGGTCTCGAATCTCTGGATCAGGTGCAAACATGATTTTCACAAATGGAGGCAACATAAATTCAGGGTTTCAATTGGAAATACTTGTTAACTATGTGAGGGCATATTCTTACAATACATCGAACGTCGTTAAAATTATAGCATCTTCGGCAGGCACTATACAACCAAACACATGGTATCATTTAGTTGCTGGTATAGATGGTAGTAGAATTTTTTTATATCTCAACGGTTCCTTTGTCGCAGAAGATACTATAATAGGTACAATTCGGACTAACTTTTCACCAATAATAGGTTATAGATATTCCGCATCGCCTTTCAACGGACAAATCTGCAACTTCAAATATTACAACCACGTCCTTTCATCTCGTGAAATAGCAGAAGATTACAAATCATTGATGCTGCATTATAAGTTGGATAAACCTATTACTGATACAGTATATGACGTATCAGGATTTCAAAGACATATAGCTGTTATTGAGAATACAACTACTAATTCTACTTCTGAAAAAAGAGTGTATGGAGGTTCGCTTGAGAATGATGGAACAAAGTCTTTATACGGTTCATTGAATCTTACTGAATTAAATGGAATAAATGAAATATCTGTTGCAGTTCGTTTTCGTTTCATTTCACAAGCGGGTACTCATGGTTATTTTTCAAGTAGAACGGCACTTCAAGGTGGTATCGCCTTGTTAAAATTAGGTGGTTCAAGTAGGGGTATGTATGTTGATATAGGTGGTCGTAACACATTTACATTACCTTATGATTTGGTCTCAGGCACTTGGTATGATTTAGTTGCAGTTAAAACCACTACAGATGTGAAACTATACATAAACGGAGTACTGATTAACACAATTGCGAATACCAATTCAATAAGCAACATGGGGCAACTCTACGCCTCAATTAGTCGCTCAATAATAGACGATAACTTAACGCTATCAAACCAACTAAACGGCAACGTCCAAGACATACGCTTCTACGCCAAAGCACTTACACAAGCAGATGTAACAGAATTGTACCAAACAAGGCATATGGTAGATAAAGACAGTAATTGTTATACGTATGAATTAATAGAAGGTCAAACAACTGTTGGCATGAACAAACAAGGTAAATTATTATGTGATGAGATAATCGAAAATGAAGACGGTACATTTCAAATAGTAAATAATAAAACAATAAAAACTAAAGAAATAAAGGAGATATAATATGGCACAATTAAAAGATACAACGGTTACAGGCAATTTGACAGTTTCAGGAACAGTTAACGGTAGAGATATAGCAGCTGATGGAGCGAAGTTGGATCAAATAGGAGGGCATATAACTTCTAATTTTGCAGGCAAAATAGCAAAAACATTAAATGTAAACACTCTTAACGCAGAGGTTACACTATTCACTGTACCGAGCGGAAAAATGTGCAAATGTGGAAACATGGCAGATTCGACATGTAAGATTTATATTTTTGGAACAAAAACGAGTATGAGCGAAGATGCTGTTGTTGATGTTACTTTTAATAATTTCGTAGGGACAGCAAGAACGAGAACATTTACTTTATCCACGTTAGGTGGAGACCCTTACGTTTTTATTTGTGATTTGGTAGACCAAAAAATTGGTCCTGGTGACGTTAAGGTTAAGGTAACCACAGCAGGAACGGGAGCGAATGGTAATGTAATAATAACAACAGACGCAGTTTGGTAAATGGCAACAGTAATATTAATATCAGTAATAATAGCCGTACAAGTTACGGCGGTAATATTGATTAGAAGATGAGCGAGGGTCAAAAAGATTTAGTTTTAGAATTATTCGGACTATTACGGTCTGATATATCGGACTTGCACAAAAAAGTAGATGAAATTAAAGAGCAAACTACAAAGACAAACGGACGTGTTACATCGCTTGAAAAGTCTAAAATTACGGCAGATTTGTTGTGCTCCGAAATGAAACAGCACATAAACGAATCTATTACACGAGAGTCAAAACAGTATCGAATAGGAGCATTTTTATTAAACGCAAGTGCAACCGCTGCGGTGTTGGGAGCAATTTACGGGCTTATTAAAATAGTACTATGAAACTAAAACTAATTAGACTCATTTTCACTGAAGAATATACAGAAGGTCAATTATACATTGATGATGAATACTTTTGCGACACGATTGAAGACGCATTGCGAAAAGTAAAGATTAAACACATAACGTGTATTGACGCTGGTGTGTATAAAGTATCTCTCACATACTCATCTGTTTTTCGTAGAGTATTGCCGCTTTTACACGATGTGCCGAAATTCTCGGGCATACGCATTCACAGAGGGAATACAGCGGAACATTCAAGCGGGTGCATAATTGTAGGTAAAAAATTACGAGACGGATTTGTTGGAAATTCAACCGAAACAGAAAAACTATTATTAAAAAAACTCGAAGGTATTAATAATATAGAAATTGAAATAATATGATAATAGATTCGCACACACACGCAGGATTATCGTATAGAGACTATCCTAATAAAATTTTTGGAGTATTCTCAAAGTTTTTGCTTGGAAAAAAAAAGCGTGTGAAATTCGCTGCAAAATTCCTATCCGCTATAATTCCGACCGACAAAGACTTTCTCGAACGATACGCACGTCTTTTAGAATATTCAGAAAAAAGCACAGCGGAACGAATAGAGGATGCATTAACCTATTGCGATAAACTAAACGCACTTTCTATTAATCTGCAATACATGGGCGCAGGAGACACTCAAAGAACATACGATGAACAAATGGAAATGCTCGTATTAATGCGAGAAAAATATAAAGATAGAATCAATATATTCATGATGTTGGAGCCGCAAGACCCGAACATTATTAGACACGTAATAAAGTATGAGAGATTTTGCAAGGGGTGGAAATATTACCCACCCGTTTCGGGAACTATCAATAACGGAATGATAAGGCATATTTTAGAAAAACACCCGAAGCCGATAATCATCCACACAACGAATACAAGTCCAATTTACAACAAGTTTTTCAAAAAAAAGGTTGCGCAAGATTTCGCACACCCGAAATACTGCATTCCATTAATTGAGAAATACCCGAACGTGCCGTTTATATTTGCGCATTTAGGCGGTGAAAATTGGCAAAACGAAGTAATAACTTTATGCAAAAAATATCCGAATGTTTACACAGACATATCATTCACATTTTCAAAAGACCACGATACATTAAGTAAGATATTTCACAGGATACCCGAAAAAATATTATGGGGTACGGACAACCACATGACCGACCCCGAACCGTTCTTGAAAGTTCCATATTTTGAAGCCATGCAAAAAAATAACTCGAAATTATTTTGATTTAAATATTTTATACCTTATATTTACAGCCTACGCACTTTTATAGGATTATTTTTTAGTTTACCCCCGATTTTGTCGCCCGATAAAACGGGGGTTTTTAACTTTTTTTAACTTTTTTTCACTTTTTTCAACATTTTTTCATTAAAACTATTGACAAATCAAATTAATTATATTATATTTGTACTATAATAATTAACAAACAACTAAAAAATAGAAATTATGAAAACAACAGAATCGAAAAATGGAAAGATGAAAACTCTAACGATTGAGCAAAAAGAACAAGCATTAAGAGATATTAATTTTTTCGTTGGTGGATTAACAGATGAAGCGATTGAATATTACTATAATAAGTTGATATCGTAAAACGATAATATCATGGAAACACCATTTACACAGTCAAACAATTAAAAATTAGAAATTATGAAAACAGAATTAGAAAAATACACCAAAAAATTAAAAAGATTAAAAGGGAAGGAGTTGGTGTTGAAAATGAAAGAAATCCTTCCCAAAGGGAAATACATTGGTTATCCAGACTTTATTTTCATAAATGAAAAGGAAAAGGCGGTAAGGGTTAGTGAAGCCTCGCCAAGATGGGCAAATAATGCCAAAAAGGTGTTTAAAGAGTTGGGGTATAATCTCAATTTAGATGTCCGAAAAAAAGGAAGTATAATGCTATGAGCAAACAGCAGCTTCCAGTAAGAGTTGATGGTTTTTAACTTTTTTTCACTTTTTTCAACATTTTTTCATTAAAACTATTGACAAATCAAATTAATTATATTATATTTGTACTATAATAATTAAACAAAAACTAAAAAATAAAACAAAATGGAAACAACAAATTTAAAAAACAAAATCCAAAAAGAAGTAGAAATAAACATGATTGACTACTTAAGCCATGCAAAAACTGCAATTGCATTTATCAACGAAGTTGTTAGCCCGCTTACTTCGGTAAGCGAAGAACAGGAGCAGGCAATAGGCGACATTCTCTGCCTTACTCAACAAGAGTGGGAGGAGGCAGAATGCGATGCAGAGGGTCCAAATAAAGAGCAAGATGCTGCTCTTGATAAGATTATTGAAGATGCAGCTGCTGCCATTTCTGAACTTTTTTAAAAAATCAAAACCTATATTAATAAAAAAACTAAAAAATAATACTATGAAAACAATGGAAAAAATTAATGCTAAATGGGTAGATGAAAACAACAACACATGGACTTCTTCCTTATACACTAAGGAAGAGGCAATTGAAATGAGTAAATCTCTTATCAATTGTCGGGATTGTTCGGATTGTCGGTATTGTCGAGATTGTCATGATTGTCATGATTGTCGGTATTGTCGGTATTGTTCGGATTGCCGGAATTGTTCGGATTGTCGGAATTGCTATAATTGTGAGGGATGTCGGTATTGTTGGGGTTATCAGGGATGCCGTGATTGCTATAATTGTGAGGGATGTCGTGATTGTAATGGGTGCATGGAGTGTAAGGATTGTGGTTGCTGTGAATATTGTGAGGGATGCCGTGATTGCTATAATTGTGAGGGATGCCGTGATTGCTATAATTGTGAGGGATGCTGCTCTTGATAAGATTATTGAAGATGCAGCAACCTCTATTGCCGAACTTTTTAAAAAAAAAAATTAAACAAAAACTAAAAAATAGAAATTATGAAAAATTTAAAAATCACAATCGAAAATTTACAACAACTTAATCCATGCGAATCGGGATACGAGTTCGCCCAATCTAAAAATTCTTTAATAGAAGCATGGGAAACGTGTGAAAGAGGCGATTTGATGCTTTGGTTTGCAAGTAAACTTGAGTGTCCAGTGGAACTATTGACCCTAGCAAAGGGGAAATGTGCTGAAACAGTTATTCATTTGATGAAAGACGAAAGAAGTCGCAAGGCGGTAAAAGCTGCCATTGATTTTGGTAATGGCGTTGCTTCACGTGAAGAATTAGATGCGGCTTCTGATGCTGCTCATGTTGCTGCTAAGGATGCTTTTGATTATGCTTTTGCAGCTTATGCTGCAGCCGCTTCGAATGCTGCTTATGCTGCTTATGCTGCTGCGAATGCTGCTTATGCAGCTGCTGCTTATGCTGCTTCTTATGCTTCTTCTGCTTCTGCTGCTGCTGCTGATGCTGCGAAAAAAGCAAACCAGCTTCAAACGGCTAACATCTGCAGAGAAGTGCTTACTGATTTTATAAAATCAAAACTATGAAAAAATAATATTAAAAAATAGAAATTATGAAAAAAACACATCAAGACTATTTTAAAGCGGTCGAGTTCGCAAAAGAAACAACCGACAAAGTGATTGAAAAGCTCGAACAAATAGCAATCGAGAATAAAATAGAAGCGAAAATCACAACAGAATACATTGCGGAACGAAACGCATTCGTAATTGAAGTTAGCAATATGACTAACTACCATATTAACGAAGTCGCAAAAGTAATGCTTGGGAAACGAGCGCAATCGACTTCGATGAAATCAGGCTATATTGTAATTGATATAAACGAGTAATTATGTACGGATTCACAACTGTAGAGGAAGACTTAGCTAAATATATGCAAGAGCTTGAAGAAAGAGAAAAAGAAGACATCGAATATTACAGCGAAGAAATCGAATGTGCTGAATGCGGAGAAACACACGCACGTGGCGACATGAACGAAATCTGGTTACATTGGATTTGCGATAAGTGTAAAAATGAGCATTTCCCGAGAAAGAAATAACTTCCTTGTATGTACACTATAATAATTAACAAACTAAAAATGAGCAATATAATAACAACAGAAACGCAAATAAAATGAAAGACATAAACAAAATAATCAGAATAGTAGAAAAACACGCAGGTTTCTCAATCAGAAACAAAGGGCGTAAACGTGAACTTGTTGAATACAGACAAATAGCGCAAGAACTCTGCATAAATTACACAAATTGCAGCCTTAAGCAAATAGGTTACGCAACAAATCAAGACCATTCAACGGTAATATACGCACGTAAGCAAGTAGAGATATTAATGTGCAACAAAGAATTTGAGCGCAAATATAAAGAAATTGAAAAAATCGTAATCAAAGAGTTAAACACGAACGCAGAAAAACGCACTCAAATGATTCACGACCTCGAACAGCGGATTTGGGGAGCAGAACACCCCGAACATTTATCCCAAATGAAATCACGTCTCGGGCATTTACTTTACGCAGAATTACAGGATTAATATGAAAACAGAAATCGTAAATAATAAACACAGTAAAAGGATATGAAAAACAAAATTATCAAAATTGCAGATGACCTCCGAAACGGAGTGATAGAAACAGAAACCGCACGAAGCCTTTTATTGGGTTTATTTAGTGTTAGTGGCTGCTTATTGGTCAATGCTAAAAAAGGAGATTATTTAAAATGTACAAAGGTTTATTCTCAATCAAAAAAATATACAGTTGGTAAAATGTACCAAATAATAAATATTGAAATGATTGATGTTATTCATTTATGGAAAAAAGAACCACACATAGTAATAAGAGATGACAATAATAAATTAACAAGAATAAATCAAATAAGTGGAATAAGTTTCACTGAGTTTGATGTTTTAAGTTGCCACTAAAGAATGGTTTTATGAAATATAGTGGATTTGAAAAAGAGGAGCATTTCGATAGAATTAGCTTTTATAACGGTGATTGTATGGATTTATTAAAACAAACACCTGATAAATACTACGACCTTGCTTTGGTTGACCCGCCTTATGGAATTGGGATTAGCTCCAACCCTGTAAGACAACGGCACGAAAAAAAAGACTGGGACAATGCGATACCTACACACGAATATTTTGAGCAACTATTTAGGGTAAGCAAAAATCAAATAATTTGGGGTGGTAATTATTTCCCATTAAAACCAACGCAATGCTTTTATATTTGGGATAAAAAACAACCGCACGACTTTAGCCTTGCAATGTGTGAAATGGC